GAGCAGCAGCCGCGTCTCGTTGATGTATTGCGCCAACATCGTCACTATGCGACTATGCTGGCGGCACAACAGACGGGTGAAGACCGCCTGCTGTGCCTAACCACACCCTGCTGAGAAGGAGCAGAGAATGGCTAGGCCTAGAATAGCGCGAGCGCGTTATCGCCACGACTGGACCGCTGCGGAGCTTCGCGAGCGTCTCGATTACAATCCCGCGACAGGAGAGTTCACGACCAGGCCCCGCAAAATAGGGGGTATCAGTTATTTTGGAAAAACTAGAATGCCTGCCGTCACCATTAGTCTGAAAACTCTGAAAGGTGCTTGGAGGCCTTATTACGCGCACCGTCTTGCGTGGTTGTGGATGACGGGGCAGTGGCCGACAGAGGAAATAGACCACATTAACGGTGACTCCACCGACAACAGATGGTCTAATTTGCGAGAAGCAACACACGCTGAAAACAATCGAAACAAACCTTTCTATAAAGGAACGTCCCGTTTTATCGGGGCGTCCTTCCATAAAGCTAGCGGACTTTGGCGCGCGGATATTCAGCACCGAACAATAGGGTATTTCAAAACGCGAGAAGAGGCCGCTTCGGCTTACGCGAAGGTCGCCAAAAAGTTGTATGGGAAATTTGTCCATAGCACCCTACTAGAATACCTGTCCACCGGTAATTCCCTGCAAAATCAATCCAGTGCTAGGCTTACTACACACAAGGTTGAGCGCCGTAAGACTTAAACCCACGGATGAAATTTGCCCCTGCGGGATTGTAGAATACCAGCCTGTCCACGAGAAGTTGCAATCTTCGTGTATTACGAGTGTAATATACTTAGAGTTGAATCCAAATGCCGTGCCGACCGGGCAGTTCAAATCGAAAAAAATCGGCGTGTCGCCGAGCAAAAGCCCCCTGAACCCGCTGTTGACAGGATCGTCTTTTCCCCATCGCGACGTCGGATCGTTATTGAAGCGTTCCAGCTGCATAAAGTCGGTCATCAGCGTGGTCCAGTCCTCGACCGACATCACCATGAAGTCGAGGGCCTCACCGCCGGAATTTTTGGCGGCGCGCAGCAGGTTGGGGATCATCGCCTGTCTGGTGAGAACGGCGCCGGCCGCCGGCACCACCAGGCCCTGCCACATCGGAAACACGGTGCGGTCGAGGCCGCCGTAGAACGGGGCGCCGCTCGCCACCGTGCCGTAGGCATCGAGCAAACCGAACATCTGCAATACGTTGGGCACACCGGCGGTCACGTTGGAGGAAAACAGCGAGGTCGACAGTGTCTGCAATGCCGAGTTTTTGAGATCATTCAATTTCAACATCAGACGGCTGCAGACCGCGATCGCGTCCTGGGTCACCAGCTGCTCGAGGCCGTGGCTCGACACCGGGGTGGCGAGCGCGCACATGTTGAACTCGGCATTGACGGTGGCGGCGATATCGGCCGGCAGGTTGAACTGGCCGGCAGGCCCGATCCAACTCGACTGCACATATTGGCCCGTCTGCACCGGCTGAGTGTACGGCGAGACGCCGCCGCTCGCCCGAATGGCATTTCTCAATAACAATGCCAATAACGGGTTTTGTTTATAAATGAGAACAACGACCATCTGACTAAACACTCTGCGGACGGTCGCTTGTAGCTCATCACCGATCGGGCCTGACGGGATCAGGCCGACGCCAAGTTGCGGCATAGATTATCTCCTGCTTCGCTCGCGCTCCTGCTGACCGTTGAGCGTCTTTAAAATCTCGCCGCGACCCCAGGCCTCCGGATCCTTGGCAATCTCAGCAAAGCTTTCCTGTCTGGTATGATTCCAATGGCCGTCGCCGTAAGTGGCCTCTGACGTGCGGGGCTCTTTCGACGCCATGTAGGAGGCGGCCACCTCGTAGTCGCCGATATTGCGGTCGACCATCATCTTCTCGAGCCGCCCCATCGCCTCATCGGTGAAGCCCCATTCCTCCTGCGTCGACTTGCGTTTGCTCTTGAAATCCTCGTCCTCGGCGGCGCGCTTCTTTTTGGTTTCCTCCTCGTCGCGCTCTTTCTTTTCAGAGGTGAACCGCTGCTCGATGCGCTCCTCGATGTCGTAATCCGGAATCTGAATATTGGGGTATTTGCGCTTGATGAGCTTCTTGGCCTCTTTGCTCAGCGCCGGGTCGTTGTAAATACTCTCGACAAAATCGGCGACCTGGCGCCGGCTTTGGAGAAAATCCCACTCCTCGTCCGATATCTGTCGCGGCATCGCTAGAGCCTATTGGTTTGCTTCTGCTCGGCGGCGCTATCTGGTTCCGGCTTGCTGGTCTGCATCGGCTAATTCGAATTGGTTTTGCCGACGATTCGCGGCTGGAGGGGGATGCCCCCCTCGGGCTTGGGCACCACTTTGGCGATCGCCCCCCATTCGCTGGTCTCGGCCTGGGTATCGACCTGCAAGATGGTTCGCGGGGGCGTGGACGGGGGCGCGGTGATGGGCGGATCGAAGCTGCGATTCATGGCCATGTGTTCAGGCTCCCGGTAACGGGGTCGACGGCATCGGCGGCTGCTGGCCGCCGCCCTCGCCAGGGCCGCCCTGGCCGCCGCCTTGACCCATGATTTTCTGTAAGAGGGCGTTGCGAATGGTGGCGCGCAGCAGGTCGCCGAGCTGGGTCTGCTGGACCCCGATGGTCGGCCCGCCCTGCGGCAGATGCCGCGACAGCTGGCGTAGCGCATTGAGGACGTCGCGGTGGGAGTTCTCGCCGGCCGGCAGTCCCGGCAGCGCCTGCTGCAACAGATCGATCGCTGACTTGACCTTCATCAAGCCGTCGGCCTGATTGCCCTGTCCGGGCGCCGACGGCTGCGGCCCCTGCTGCTGCCGCTGCAGCGCAGCCAGGATCGGTCCGCGCTGGGGCGGCGCATTGTCATTGCCGGCATCGGGCGGCGCGCCAGGAGGCCCGCCAGGGCCGCCAGGAGGCCCGCCGGACTGGTCCGGCTCGGCGCCGGGGAAATCATAGGCGTTCGCCATTTACGCTTCCCCTGGCCCCTGCGGGCGCCCTGCCAGACGCGGCATCGGGGGAGTCGCGTCCCGGCAGGGTTTCGCACAGCGCGGTGGGCGCCGGCGCGCTCTGAGGGGACAGTTGCGAGCCGGTCGGAACGAAACCTAAACCTGAAAAATTCCCCTGGCAAATCAGGCATTTACCTTGTTATTTACTTTTCCCAAGGCGGCAGTCTTCGCAGTAGTGGCGCCACTTGTCGGCCTCCTTGCGATAGACCCAGCGGTTCTCGCGCAGCTGCTCGCGCGCCTCCCCGAATGCGGAGGTATTGGTCTCCAGCAGGCCGCCGCAGACGTCGCACACGAAGGTGATGTTGCGGTCCCATTTGAGCTGCGGCTGGTCGGTGAAGTTCTCGCGTCGCATGCTCATTTGCGTGCCCTCCCGCGCTGGCCGCGGGCCGGCGTCTTGCCGGTGACCAGGGCCAGCACCGTCTCTTCCATTTTTTCCTTCTGGGCGGCCGCGGCCTGCGCCTTCTGGCGCTGCTTGAGCCGCGCCAGCAGCAAGGCCGCCCCCGGCGGATGCAGCATGTGCACGAGGTCCTCGGCGTCGACCGCCCCAGCTCTGGCGAGCGCGATCGCCACCTGTCTGTTATCCTCGCTGAAGGCCGGGCTGGCGGAATGCGAGTCGACCTCGACCTGCAGGTTGCCGGGCAGGTCGGTGAGCAGAAACTGGGTGCCGTTCTCGGTGGTGTAGATGTAGCCGTCCATCGCCTGCATGATGCGCAGACCGAGAAACCCGGTCTCGGCAAGCTGGCGCTCGATGCGTGCCGCCTGATCGATCAGCCGCGGCGAGGAGGTGCGAACCAGTGTTTGCGCATGGACCCCGGCGCGCACACCGGGCTCGCCCTGGCCCGACATAATCGGTGAAAATCCCCCCGCTTCGTCAAACATCTGAAACAGAAACTGCAGCTCTTCCATATAGCCGGGAGGCGGCGGCTCGACCAGTTTCTGCGCTTTGGCATTGGGGTTCGGGTCTGATAAAAAACCGCCCTCGTTGATGATTTTATAATAGGCCTCTTCAGTAACCGAGGTGAAACCGGAGAACACCTGCGGCGCCCGCGCATTGCGGTCCCACATCACTTTGAGATCGCGTAAACGTTTGTTGAGGGTATCCTGCAGCATCTGCACGTCAGCAATCGTGCTCCGCCCCCAGAAATAACCCGGCACCGGCTGCGCCTGAATCTTGATGAAGGCGCTGCGGCCGGGCACCCGCGATAAATTCTTGCGCTGGTCGTCGCCGTAAATGATGATGTCCGGATAGACCAGCTGGATCGTCGTATAGTCGCCGCCGCGCGCCTGGTCTTTGATCCACAGCTCGCAATGGCGCACCGTCTGATTCCATTCGGAAAACTTTTTCTGTGGCCGCCACGGCGTCGGCATGCCGAAAATCTGCACGATGCCGGCCGCCTCCGGCATCTCGTTGACGTCGCCCAGCGGCTGCAGGCCGCCAACCACCATCTGGTGAATAAAGGGCGAGTCATCCTCGTCGCTGCTGGTGCGCCGCGCCTCCATCACCGTCGCGATGATCTCCCGCCGGCGCGGGTGGTTGCTGGCATAGAGATCGCTGTTGAGACGCGAGATGGTGGGATACGAGACGTGAACGAAGGCTTCCTGTTCGTCGAGCGCCACCGTGGTTTCAGACAGCACCCCGAAATGGGTCGGATGCACTTGCGCGATCTTGAAGGCCTCGCCGTCCGGCGACAGCTTTAACATCTGGCAGCCGTTGACCAGAGCCCACACCACCGCCTCGGCAAACGTCACGTCTGAATCGGTCTGTCTGAAATCAGCCGACAGCTTCTCGGCGACCAGCTGGGCGCGGTCGAGCACTGTCTCCGGCTCGCCGGAATCGAAGGAGATTTGGAACCTCACATCGGTGGGCTGCATCAAAAAGCCGGCCAGCTTGTCGATGAACGGCTTGACCTTGTTGTAGATGGCGGCCTGCACATTCCAGCTGCCGGTGTAATAATATTGGGCGGCGCGCGAATAGATTTGGCCGCGCTCCTGGCTCGACTCGGTGCACACGTCGACCAGGTCGTGACACCATTGCGGCAGCGCCTCCTCTTTCGGAATCCGTAGCATCACCAGATCCTCATCGAGCGCTTTTTCGAATTTTCGATGAGATCGGGCTGCGCTCCCGATTTGAGATTGGCCTGCAGAACATCGAGGCCGCTGCCGTATTTCAGCCGGTTCTCGCGGCCGAGCGCCAGCGCGGTCTGCAGCGCTTCAGACGATACCCCGCCCCAGCGGCTGGGATTGGCGTTCGCCATGCCGCGAGTGTCAGCGATCGCCTTCTGCAGGCCGGCAGTCGACACGCCGGCATCCTTCAGCGTCTGCGCGGTGAGATCCTGATAGCGCACCTTGGGCTTGCCGCCGGCGCGGCCGTCGCTCTGCATATCGGCAACGCCGTAGTCCTTCTCGGCGATGTCCTCGGCAAGCTTGACGGCGCGCGCATGGGCGCTGCCGCCGATCGCAAACGGTTTGAATTGTTGATTGGTCAGCGCCGCGCATTGCGGGCATTCGGGCGCCGGCTCCTCCCACTGGTCAAGCGAAAGGGTGACCTCGAGATGCAGACCGCAATCGCCGCACATGTAGCTGCGGACGATTGGAATGGCACACTCCCGGACCCCTCAGACCGTCGGTTTCGCCACCTGCTTGCGCTTCTCGATGCGCTCCTTGATGTCTTTTAACACGCTATCGGGATGGCGGCCCGCTTCCACTTCCTTGAAGCCCCAGGCCATCTCCTCGGCAATCATATGCCACGGCGCGTCGTAGCTCGCCAGCGCCGCCCACTCCTTGGCGAGCTTCTGCGCGTCCTTCATGTTGTTGAATGCGCCGAGCATCAGCAGACGCTCAAAAGGTAAAATAAGATTGTCGGAAGGCGGCATAGGTCTTGGCGCTGGTCTTGATCTGGTGCGGCTGCAGCGTGTTGTGCTCGTTGATCAGATCCCTGGCCTCGCGACGCAGCCGGTCGAACAGCTCCATCCGCCGACGGCAATAGGCATGCACCTGCTCCGGCGTCCACCATTTGAGGTTCGGTCCGATCAGCCCCTCACGCACGTTTTGCATCTTCTTCCGCCTTTACCGCGTCGAACACTTTTTCGAACTCGTCAAACGACATGCCGCCCTGATCAGCCGGCGGGTTCAGCTCCTGCTGCAGGCACATGTTCAGCACGAACACCCGCTCCGCCTGCGAGAGTCCGGAAAAAGTGTCGTGCAGCACATCGCCGATCGCGGCGCCGGCAGCTAGCAAGTATTCCTCGTCCGCCATCAGAACTTGTCCCGGTACCCGGTCGCTTTGCGGTTGATACCACGTATATGTTGACTGACGGCCCAAGACAAGACCGTGGCAGCGTCACCGGGCGGCTGCTCGGCATTGACCGACTCCCAGGTCAGGTTACGGGCGACCAGGCCGGCGCGCCGCCACTCGACCCAGGTGTGATGCGCCAGCACCATCGCCGACACCCGGTCGTCACCCTCGCCGGTGTCGGGACCGGCACCGATCCAACCGCCTTCCTCCTCGACGATGCCCTGCATCTGCTGGATCAGACGCAGCGAGCGGATCTCTATGCGCCGCAGCATCAGGCTGTCGCGCACCTCGGAATAGACCTGCGCTTTGTTGTCCTGGTTGGTTTTCCAATTGACGATATTTCCGGCGCCGCCTAACGAATCCGTGCGCTTGTAGAGAAACCATCTGACCGCCCCGATCAGATCCAAAATCTTTCCAGACGACGGATTGCCCTGCAGCAGACCGCGCTCGGCAAGCTGGCGTAAATTTCTCACCTCGGGCATTACCGCGGCGCCGATACCGGAGATTTCCAAGTTGCACAAATGATCGCGATAGGCGCCGCACAGATGCGCCAGCACCCAGCTCAATTGATAGGTTAAGGGTTTGTTGCTGGCATATTCGGCGACCTGCACCAGACGGTCCGCATAGCAGCGGAACACCTGCACACAGTGGTCGTTGGCATCGCCGCCGCCGCCGCCAGAAGGGTCGACGCCCACCACATAGACGCCGGGAGGTTTCGCCGGCAGAAAACGCCCCTGGTCGTCGCGGCCGCCGTCCACCCATTCGTTCTGCGGCGGCTCCCAGATCCGCAACGCGACGTCCTCCTTGACGTTCGTCTGCTCGATCCGCGAGCCCAGAAACTGCTCGTCGAACACGTATTTGTAGCCCTTATAGGGCGGCCCGTCGGCGAGCTGCTCGCCGATCTCGAGGGTTCTGGCGGCCGGGAAGAAGCCCGATCCGGACGAAATGAACGCGTCTTTTTCGGTCCACGGATAGTGGCGGTTCATGAACTCGTCGGCGCGATACTCGTTCTCCCGCCTCCACCATGCGATCTGCTCCGGCTTGACCACCACGCCGTACTCGGTCTTGACGAAGCGCGCCCGTCTGATCTCCTCCTCGGTCAGCGTGCCGCCGTCCCAAAACGTCTTGAAGTCCGGATCCGACTTGGCAATCGCGTAGGTCGGGTTGCTCCAAAAGCCTAAAAAAATGAAGCGCAGATGGCGGTCTTTTTTGGCCTGCTGACAGAAGCCATGCCACCAGTTCAGTCCATTTGCTATGGACTCCCAAATATACAAACGGTTCGGGTTCTGGCGCGCCAAAGAGGCCTTTAGGCTCTCCACGCCGGACAGCGAGCGCCATAACGCGCACTCGGTCATATGGCACATGTTGAGCGCCCGCGAGGCGCCCAAGTCAGGGTTCGAGGCGGCGGCCAGCAGATCGATAACAGACCGATTGGCAAACGTCATGCCCTGGCGGTTGTTCTGGACCAGGCGGTGCTCCTCGGTCTTCCATTCCGGCGGCAGTGTCTCCAATAAAGACGCGAAAATCCTGCGCAGCCTTTCCAGGTTATCGGCGCGATCCGCAATGATGGCGCCCTGCGTGCCCTCATTGGCCAACGCCCAAAACAGCTCGATCACCGAGCAGACGGTGGTGCATGCGACCTGCCGGCACTTGAGAACCACGAACTCATGGCAGCCTTCGTTAAGACCGCGGCA